GTTAAAGGTAACAAACAATTATCCGCCAGTAGGCATACATTTATGAGGAGAGAAAATGTTAAAACGTAAGATCATAGATTATATTAAAAGCTTAGACATAGAGGAGGGGCAGAGCTTTAGAAGAGACTGCCCTGACTGCAACGGTGAAAATACATTTAGTGTTAGCAAAGTTGAAGGTGTAATTAAGTATAACTGTTTTAAAGGTCAGTGTAATATATATGGCAATTCCTATGAAGGAATGACTGCCCAGGAGATTATAAAAAAGATTGCAGAGTACGGTCATACAGATCCGTGTCCTACTATTTCTCTAATGGAAATACCAGAATATGTTATATATCCGACTAGTCAGCACAAACTATTATGGAATTTTATTGATCGTTGGGACTTACACAATGCAGAGCTATTGTATGACGTGAAGGATAAACGTGCTGTCTTCCCTATACGAGAGGATGGTAGGCTGATTGATGCAGTAGGCAGAGCCTTAGATGGAGCAATACCTAAATGGTATAGGTACACAGGTACATCCCAGGTGTACACAGCCTGCTCCGGTAAACCAAATGGATCTGTGGTTGTAGTCGAGGACGTTATCAGTGCTAACACTATATGTAGTGTGTGTCCAAATGTCACAGGTATGGCTATCTTAGGCACATCATTGAGTGTGAAACATATGGAGTACCTACAAGATTATGTGCATATCATTGTTGCACTAGACCCTGACGCTGTACACAAGACCTTGGAGTACAAACTAGAGATAGCGTCTTGGACGGGGGCAAGCACTATTGCTATGAGATTACAAGATGATATAAAATATAGAGTAGAGGAAGACATTATTAAATTGAAAGGACTATTAACATGAGAGAATTAAATAAAACTAACTCACTGGCAACTGCAGTAGAATACTATAAGAAGTCATCAAAGTTCTTGGGGTTGGCTGAAAAGACAAGAAAAGATTATGCAGAGCAACAGAAAAAGGTCTGTGCTACTGAACTACAAGATGGCTTTTTATTGGGAGATATTAAACTGCACAGGCTATCACTTAAACATGTATCATCAGCATATGAACAGTGGCTACATGTGGGGACAAGGACAGCTAATATTAGATACAGCGCACTTTCTGTAGTAATAAAGTATGCCCTGCAAAAAGAAGTACTACATAAAAACCCTGCCCTTGGTTTGACCAGGCAAAAGGATGCTACACGCAGGGTCTTATGGACTAGAGAAGATGTCATTAAGTTTCTAGATGTGGCGTACTCTAAATACAAATATAGTAGTATAGCTTTAATATGTCATATGTCATACGAATTTGGACAGCGTATTGGAGACATGCGTACATTAACGTGGGATAACATTGACTTCGATGCGGCTAGGTTAGACCTTGTACAGTCCAAGAGACGTGCGGAGGTTCATCTTCCTATACCTGATCGCCTTCTAAAAATGTTACGTGAACAGAAGGTGGCTTTAGGATGGGAGGGTCAAGAATACGTATGCCCTAGACCCAAAGCAAGGGTTAAAGATGGGAAGCTAAAACCATATACTATAAACGAGATTAGCTATTTTGTAACTCTCATAAAAAAGAAGGCATCTTTATGTCCTGACTTATGGGCAATGGACTTGCGTAGAACGGCTATTACTCAGATGGTAGAAGGGGGAGCAGACATAGCTAGTATTATGCAAGTGTCGGGGCATCAAAACCCCCAATCAGTAAAGCCATATTTAGTTAATACTTTTAAGGGTGCTTGCCAGGCACTATCCAAAAGGGATGCCTATGTATGACAATGTAAGCAACACAACTTGGTTGGGTAATACGATCCGTGATCCACCAAAAACATACGGGGCATGTGTAGGACTATGCAAAATAGGACGTTGGGGAGTAGTTAAAGAGTGTTGGAACAACGGTAAGTCACGACAAATGATTTGGTATCTTAGACCACTTCCTATGCGTTTTATTGGTTGGGATAGACAAGGGGCATTTTTAGGCAGAAGAAGAAAGGTAGCATGACAGAATTATCATTATTAAAAACTCTATTGAATAAAGAGTTTCACGCACTACATAAAGGGATACGATGTCCCGATAAAATATTTACTAAGGACGTAAGGAGAGTTAAACAAGTACTAGACTATGCAATGGAAACCTATGACCAGGGGCTATCGTTAGCTGATTTGGAGGCATTGTTCTACGCTACAAACAAAACCCTTACTACCTCTAACAAAGAGCAGTATCAAAAGATATTCATAAAGATTGCTAACAGCAGTGCATTAAATAATGATGTAGCTAATGAAGTAATCTCTAGAATGTTTCAACAGGTAGTAGGAGAGGAAGTAGCTAACATAGGTTTTGAGTACGTAAATGGAACTCAAAATAGCTTAGAACCATTGCGTAAAATTGTTGAGAATTATCAGGATGATTTTACGCCTAACTTAAAGGTGGAGTTTGAGGACATGAGCATAGATACATTACTAAAAGCTAACGAAACTCAGACGCAATGGAAGTTTAACATACCCACCCTGAGGCGCAATGTCGAAGGCATCAGTGGGGGTCACTTCGTTATAGTAGGGGCCAGACCAAACACAGGTAAGACAAGCTTTCACGCATCTATTATAGCTTCTCCACATGGGTTTGCAGATCAAGGTGCTAAGTGTGTTGTTTTATGTAATGAAGAAGCAGCGAATAGGGTAGGGTCACGCTACTTATCAGCCGCTACAACCATGTCTTTGGATGAGATAAAGGATAACTATGCGAAGGCGGCATTGCGGTATAATAAAGTTAGTAACAACATACATATCAAGGACGCAACAGGTAAAGATTTAAGTTGGGTCGAGGCTGTAGTCAAGGCAACTAAGCCGGACATTCTGGTACTGGATATGGGAGATAAGTTTGCTCCCAGGACTAGTGACAAGTCCGATGTTTATCTTAGGGATGCAGCAATTCATGCTAGGAACATAGCTAAAGAGTACAACTGTTCTGTCTTCTGGCTGTCACAATTAAGTGCTGCTGCTGAAGGTTTAGCTACCCCAGATCAGTCTATGTTAGAAGGTAGTAAGACAGGAAAAGCTGCTGAAGCAGACTTGATTATACTTATAGGTAAGAACAGAATTACCGAAGGTAGTGAAATGGAAGACAAAGAACGTCACATAAATATAGCTAAGAACAAATTGAAGGGTGGCTTTCATGGTCGCATCACTTGCCAACTGCTAGGGGATATAGCACAATACACAGCATAAGGAGATACAAATGATACACAATAATTTAGAAGAGCCTCACACTACTTGCTTTACATGCGACGATACAGGAATAGTTTATGAGGTAGAACATTTTCCTTCAGACCCAGATAATCCCTGTGTTAATGCTGAAACTTGCCCTGATTGCCGGAAAGAATGAGGATTGTTTTAGATGTTGAGAACACAACTACTAAACGCAATGGCAAAATACATATGGACCCGTTTGAGCCTACTAACTTTTTGGTACAGGTTGGTACTAAAAACGTAGACATAGATACAGATAAGCATCTGTTGACGTTTGATCATATAGAATACAGTGACCGTTCTGGTGCTAACACTACTTTGTTACAGAGCATACTAGATAAGACTACATTGCTAATCATGCACAACGCACAGCACGACTTAATGTGGTTGTGGGCATCCGGCTTCAAATATGATGGCGAAATATATGACACTATGTTAGCTGAATACATTCTGCAACGAGGTCAAAAGCAGTCTGTAAGTCTGTTGGCCTGTGCTGAACGACGGAACTTAACCTTTCAGAAGGATGATACACTAAAGAAATATTTTAAAGAAGGATACAACACAAATGAAATACCCCTTAAAGAGCTTACCTTTTATCTTGATTGCGATCTTAATGTTACTGCCGAATTGTTCCATGCTATTAATACCGAAGGCTACGCCAAAAGCGAGTCCAACGGAATGGATAGAGTTCGAGCCATTACCTGTGAAGTCTGTAAAACCCTTACCCGAATGTATATGCGAGGGTTCAGGGTGGATAGAGTCGCCCTTCAAAGAGTAAGAGAAGAGTTTGAACAAGAAAAGACAGACATTGAGGCTAGATTGTTTAAGCAGATCCGTGACCTAATGGGGGACACACCTGTTAATTTAAACAGTCCAGAGCAAGTGTCTCAGGTTATCTTTAGTAGAAAAGTAATTAATAAAAGAGAGTGGGTAGAGCTATTTGACTTTACAAGAAATTTGTCTGAGTTCAGATCTGCTATTGCAGCTAATACTACAATGCTTCGTAAGACAGTAGCATTTAGTTGCCCTACTTGTAACGGGATAGGCAGCCGCTATAAAAAGAAGAAGGATGGTTCTAACTTTAAGAAATCTAGCAAGTGTCAAGATTGTTTAGCTAGAGGCTACCAATTAGAAGAGACAAATAAATTAGCTGGGCTAGGATACAACCCTCCAAACAAGTCTTGGGTGAGTGCTAATGGTTTTAGTACCAGTAAAGGTAACTTAGACATACTTATATCAACAGCTAGAACTAGGAGCATGGGAGTTGCAATAAAGTTCTTAGAAGATATAAAGCGTTTATCTGCTGTAACTACCTACCTATCATCATTTGTTGAGGGCATAAGTAACTATACAAAAGAGGATGGCTTTCTCCATGTATCCCTGACACAACATATTACCGCTACTGGGAGGTTCTCAGGACGTAACCCTAATATGCAGAACATGCCTAGAGGTGGTACGTTTCCAGTGAAGCGTGTCTTTGTATCCAGATGGAAGGGCGGCTACATATTAGAGGCTGACTTTGCACAATTAGAATTTAGAGTTGCAGCATACCTGTCACAGGATGAGGTGGCTATGAAGGAGATAGATACAGGGTTTGATGTTCATAGTTATACAGCCAAAGTTATATCAGATGCCGGACAAGAAACGTCACGCCAGGTTGCGAAGGGTCATACATTTGCTCCCCTTTTCGGGGCGAGTGGGTTTGGTAGAAGTAAGGCTGAAGCTGCTTACTACAAACATTTTAATGATAAGTATCAAGGCATAGCTAAGTGGCATAAAAAATTAGGGGAGGAGGCAATTAGACACAGAAAGATAACAACACCCTCTGGCAGACAGTATGCTTTTCCTGATGTTGAACGTCGAATGAATGGGCAGCCATCATATTTTACTATGATAAAGAACTATCCTGTGCAAGGATTTGCTACTGGAGACATTGTGCCATTAGTTCTTCTTGAAATGGATAAAAGATTAGGGGCGTTGAAGTCGTGCTTAGTTAATACTGTACATGACTCTACAGTGATTGATGTACATCCCAAGGAAAGAGAAGCAGTGATACAAATCATAGCAAAAATAAACGAAGATTTAGATCAAATAATAGAGGAGACATATGATGTAAAAATGAATGTACCCATGCTTTTAGAAGCTAAGATAGGCCCTAATTGGCTTGACACAGAAGACGTTTTATAGTATAACTATAATTCTTTTCAAACATTACATAGAAAGTAAATTATGAACTCAGAACTTATAATATCGGGTGTCTCAGGACAGGCACTAGCCGAAATGATGGGGGTATCTTCCTCTAATGATGACGGCACTAAAAGGGCATCTAACTTAGCCAGGCTTAGTATAATGTCTAAACCTATCATGGGCGACTTCGAGTCGGATGGTAAAGTTAGAAAGACAGAGGTGTTACCAGTTGGTGCATACAGACTAAAGGTAGATGATGAATTTGTTTACTGTCTTAATCCAGAGATACGGATCTTTTCTCTTAAAGAACAGTGGACACACTGGGACTCAGTAAATAACGCTATGGATCGTTCTTTAATGGCTAATAACCTTTATGGAGATTTAAAAGACTCCAAAGGAACATTCAATATAGGAAGGCCAACCGGATACCATTCCAAAAAAGAGTACGATGCTTTATCTCAGGCCACTAAAGATTTGATGCGTTCTGTAAAAAGAACTAAGATAATATTTGGTACGGTTAATTTTAATGGCCTTGCTTTGGATGAGAATGGTAATGAAGTTACTGGCTATGATGGTCAGATACCATTTATACTAGACACAAAAAATAAGGATAGTATTAATGCTCTGAGAGATGCCTTGGACTTAGTAAAACGAGACAGTACACTTCCTATAGAAGCCAAGCTGTTAAAGAGAAGTTTTATTTTGGGGGCTAAAATAGAATCTGTTCCACAAACGTATGCTACTATACT